ACGGGCCTTCTGGGTGGAGGTGGAGGTGGAGGTGGAGGTGCAAAAGATGCGGTGGGTGCGACCACTGTGCGGCAGATACGAATGACCCGTTGGGCATTCTTGACACTATTCTCAAAGTTTCGGGTGACTTTGGCACGAAGTTCCCTCGCTGTGAGCTTGACACGTTTTCCATCGACGGTTTTTGTGACCCGAAGACCTAATTTTTTAGCCTTATCTTTCAAATCTTTGTATTGCATATAGTACTAACCAACATTAAAGATACTACTCAATTTTAAAATATGGCGGAGCAACTCATTCGAGAAGTCCTCATTCCTCAAATTATACAGTTACAGATCGAGGTAGATGCTCTTCGAAAACATACATGGCCGTACGTACAGGCACAAAAAGAGTGTAATCAATTGGACGACATCGAGGCTAAGAGGGATTTTGTCAAAAGTCTCGATGACGATACGATCAAGGAATTACTGAACCTAAAGGCGAAATTGTCTAAAGGGTCGGGGCTTCAGAAGACTGAATACAATTCTATAAAAAATCATTTTTGTTAAAAAAAGTCATCGGTCCTGTACATCTTGACATCGAATGAATCAGTCTTACCAGTGACTGACACGGATTCATTTCCATAAAGTTCCTGACACCCGATGTCATCTACACAGTCTCGCCCGTCATGGGTCACTGGAATGGGATAAAGGTTTTCACCACCAGTCGTGGTGTAATAATGATAGCGGTCGCGGCGACCACGAACCTCTTTACCGTATAGAGGGAGGGTTTCTCCACCCTCACTCACGAGGACACCCATCTGCTGCATACGCCCAGGTTTATACTGTTTAATGGGTGGACCCCTAAACTCGGGTTCGCGACGGACTTCCTGTGAACGAATGGGTCGAGGAGGTGGAACGATCACCGGAATCTCTACTGGAACTTCGACAACTTTGGGGTTGTAGAACATATATCCCACAATGAACGTGAGTATGATGAGCGTCACCCAAAGAAGTTGTGTTTTTGTCTTGTTCTTCATTTACTATAGTTAAGGAAAATCTTTCACTTAAAGACATGAGGGTCCTGGCGATCGATATAGGATATCACAATATGGGTCTCGTTCTTGCAGAATTTGAAGACGATCCAAAAATTCATGTGAAATGTATGAAAAAGGCAAGCCTCGAAGATTATAAATATATACGTTCAAATGACTTTATCGATCTCATTCCTTTATTTGTAGAGGATCACCAAGAATTGTTCGACAGTGCTGATAAAATACTTATAGAAAGACAACCACCTGGGGGCTTTACGAATATTGAGATTCTATTACATTACATGTTCAGAGATAAGGTTGTATTAGTTTCACCTGTGAGCATGCATACACATTTTGGTATGAGACACCTAGACTATGAAGAGAGAAAGGAAAGAACTGTATCGATGACAGAAAAACATCTAAAAGATGATATACCCTATGAGAGAAAACATGATATAGCGGATGCATTTTGTATGATTATGTATTACAACTTCAAAGTTACTACTCACATATTCGACAAGTTTAGATATTTTCCTAAGGTATAGTAAGATGCCAACCACCAAGCAACTTCAAAATGCCAAGAAGAAGTTGAAAAAAACTCCCAAACCCACAGGGAACAGTCCCAAGATTCCCACCGCTGCCCTACTTCGCCTCATTGCAGCTGACCCCAAAATTGGTCGTGACAAGGCTTTTATGAAGAGGGCTCATGAGCTTGCGAAGACTCGTCGTGCAAAATAGTAATTGCGTTCGTCACATATTCGAACATGTCAAATATTTCACTAGTATTACGTCTTTCGAGTGTAATTTTGAGCTTCTCAATATTGTAGTCGAGAGAACGTTTCTCCTTTTCCAACTCGGTGAGTTTTTGTTTGTACGTTTCAATTTTACCTTTTATAGTGTGTGTATTCTTTTCCATTTGAGTATCGAGTCTAGAAATTTGTGTCTCGTAATTTTCCCTCTGTCTCTTCAGAATTTCCCTTTTCACATCCGAAGTACACTTTTCAATTTGAAAATCGATTCTCTGCATCTTTTCTTCATACTCATCGAGTTCTTGCATATACGATGCATGATACAATTCAAGGTTGTAATTAAGCCTCTTAATTTCGGATTGAAGTTTGACGTCCATTATATTCTAGTTTAGCTTTTTAGCTTTAAACACTTTACTTAGGTCTTTTATAAAAGAATCAAAATGTCCAAGTCTATATTGGACAAAAGACCACAATGCGAAAAAAAGAGTCTTTGTCAGGTTATTAATATCATTTTCTTCCATCTTATATACCGGACCGACAAGGCGCCCCATAAATGTTTCATCTTTGTGCTTACCAGTCATATACATCTCCACCTGTGTGAGTGCACATGTATCGTCATTGACACTCCAGTGGTAAAAAATGAACGGAATAATCATCGAATAAAATTCGAGTTGCCTGCGATCATTCATGAATGGGGTGATGAGAATCCAAAACAAAAATACAAGATGAAGAAGAAATATAATGTTCATCTATACTAATATGACAGAAGAAATTACGGACATGGAATCCATGTGGAATGAGTATCATGAAAATGTACTCAGGCAATGGGGTGAAGCGTGTGCGTGTTATCGCTATATGCATCATAGGGCATTCTTGAAATTCAAGAAATTAAGTCTAAGATTTAATTTACCGGTTATTGTTCTGTCTACAGTTACAGGTACAGCAAATTTTGCTCAAAGTTCTTTTCCTGAAAGTATGCGTAGTTCCGCACCGGCAATCATTGGTGGTATGAACCTGATAGCTGGACTCATAGCCACGATTATGCAATTCTTAAAAATTAATGAATTAATGGAGAATCATAGGACTGCTGCGTTAGGACACGGTAGTCTCTCACGTAATATTCGATTACAGCTTTCGCTCCCACGTGCTGAGCGTAAGAAAGAAGGTTTAGTATTCGTTGAAGATTGTAAAATGGAATATGATCGTCTTCTTGAACAATCACCATCAATTCCCAGACATATTTTAAATAATTTCGACAAAGAATATCCTATTGAAGGTGTATTCACAAAGCCTGAGATCCTAAATGTGCGAGCGATTCCACCACTGAAGCCACCCAAAACGGTGACTACTGCTCAGGCACTCACAAAGGGCACCCCTTTCGAGAAGTTTGTACCTAGTGATGAGGAAGAAGAGGAACCTGAAGAGGAGGAGTATGAAGAGGTAGAAGAGAAAGACGTTGAGCAAGGTACACCAAAAGAATAAACATCACGACATTCATTAGGACTCCACATGCAACGTATGGTAAAATTTTCCTTTTTAAAGGTTCTACGATACGCTTATGTAGTGCGCTATTTTCAAGTACTAAATCTATTGCCTGTTCTGTAAAGTCATCGATGGATTCCTTCATTAAAATAGTCGAGCAAAAAAAAGAAGTTGAAAAAACGGTGGACACTATTCACACGAAACAGATTGAACTGATTCGTAGGTATATTAGTGAAAGAAAGAATGTATTCATCTGTGGAGGATCGGGGGTTGGGAAATCATACATACTCAAAAATGTTTTGAAGGATCTGAGTCATGTCGAACTACAAACTGAACATCTCAAAAGTAAATCCCTCTTTTTACCATTCATTAAACCATCATGTAAACATGTATTCATAGAAGACTATGATCCTGTTTTCAAACCAATCATCGAGAGAGTTTCTGATGGTGATTCTCTCACGCGTGGTTCACTTTTGGTGACTTCCACGAACATGTGTATGTATCCAAATTTTGAGACGGTTTTTGTGCCTAAACATAAACCAGATATTCTTCTACAACTCACAGATGAGAAAGGACCTAAAGCAGAAAGTGCGGCTTACAGAAGCAAGGGAAATATTCGTAACTTCTTCACATATTTAGACGGTTACGATGAGATGGATATTTTCAAAACTCCCAAAGAATTTATTGTGGATGTACTTTCAGAATCTGGACCAATCCAATTTTATGATAGTATTTCCGAACATGGTCACATATGGGATATTTTCCAAGAAAATTACCTAGATTCAGAAGGTGTAGACATCCTCAAAGCTTCGAAATCTTTTTCTGACGCAGATTTTTATGATACTAAAATGTATTCACATGGTGAGTGGAATCTCATGCCATATTTTATATTGCACGCTCTCACAATACCAAAAGCGTCACTTGGTCATCCACTCGTGAAAGATAAAATCAGACCTGGGAGTTGTTGGACCAAGTTCGGAAACTATAAGATGCGAAAACAAAAATTTGATGAAATTAATAAAAAGTCTAGGATGGGATTGGGTGTAGAGGAATTGTACCTATTAAAGAATTATGCGGAAAAAGGAGACCTAAGTAAACTAGTGGAATACAAAATTTCACCTCAAGACTTCGACGTGATCAATCACCTCGCAGTTGGAAACGGCTTAAAATCAAGGGACGTCACAAGAGTAAAGAAGGCACTCAAAAATGTCTACGAAGGAAGAAGAACCTGAAACTGAAGAATATGTGAAGGTCATCGGAAACGAGCTTCTCTTCTACGCTGACGTGGACCGTGAGAATGCACTTGACTTTGTCGAGAAGTTCAAGAAGCTTGAAATTGACCTCCTCAAGAAAAAGGCAGAACTCTTTGGGTACGAACCCCTCATTAGGGTTCATATCATGTCCGAAGGTGGAGACATCTTTGCCGGTATGACGATGATGAACACTCTCGAATCATCCCGTGTGAAGGTTGTCACCATCGCACAAGGTTCTTGTTGTAGTGCAGCCACATTCATGCTTCTTGGAGGTTCTGAAAGGCGAATGGGGAAAAATGCATACGTCCTCATTCATCAAATCTCCACAGAATTATGGGGTAATTTCCAGGAACTTAAACATGAGCTGAAATCAACGGATAAGTTTATGAAAAATTTGAAGAAGATGTATCTCGAAAAGACTAAGATTCCTGAGAAAAGGCTAAATAAGCTTATGAAAAAAGATATTTACCTCTCCCCAAAAGACTGTCTCAAGTATGGAATCGTCCACGCTCTTGAGTGATCGTGACCGAGCGTTTATAGAGTGCTAGCACACATAGAATTATAAATATGACACAAAAAGTATTCGCGTTTAAAGACAAAGTTGTGCTTTCTGGAGGCCTAAGTCGTTCCATTCTACCATAATTAACAACTGGTAATCCAGACATCTATTTAAAGTTGAGAAATTAATTACTCCTACAATGGAACGCCTTATCAGACAAGACAAACACAACCGCGACCGCTACATTGACATCAAGGTTGAAGACATGAAGGATGGAACTGCAGACATCGTGAAGATCTCTGGTATCGTGGGGAGTGATAAATTCTCTGAGTCACGAACCAATGTCAAAACTGGATACGAAAAGGCTCTCAAGAGAGCCCAAACCATGTGGAACAATGAGCATACCAAGTGTAACCAAGTGTTGCCCATGCTCGCCAACAAGTGGGAAGATCGCCAGAAATACATCTCTGAGCCGTTCTATGTTCAACCCAAACTTGATGGTGTTCGCCTACTCGTCTCCAAGGATGGTGGCATCTCGAGAACTGGGAAAATCATCCCCGGAACCGAGGTTCTTGGTAAGGGTCTTGAGCCGGGTCAATACGTTGATGGTGAAGCCTTTGACCCTAACCTCAACTTTGAGGAACTCACGAGTACTTTCAAGACTGACCCTCTGAAGCTCAAGTTCCATGTGTTCGATTTCTTTGATTTGAAGAAGCTTGGCATGACCTTCGAGCAACGCTGGGAGTATGTCAAGGTTCATATCTACAATCCTCATTACGAATATGTCAAAACGACACTCGTAAAATCCAAGAAGGATCTTCCTCACATGCATCAGAAGCATGTTGAAGAAGGACATGAAGGCACCATGATCCGTGACCGCTTCAGTGTCTATGAGGTTGGTCAACGAAGCAACTACCTCCTCAAGCACAAGGATTTCCAGACCGAGGAATATGAAATCACGGGTGCCAAGACTGGTCATGGTCGTGACGCAGACGCAGTTGTTTGGATCTGTAAAACTCAAGATGGTCAGCAATTCAATGTCAGACCGGAGGGAACAATTGTTCAACGAGAGGAAGACTACAAGAACCACGAGAAGTATATTGGAAAGATGCTCACTGTGCGTTTCCAGAATCTAACAGCTCTCGGTGTCCCACGTTTTCCCGTGGGTGTAGTAATTAGAGATTATGAATAATATTTGTAATAATAAATGAACAGGATCGCCATCGATGTCGATGAAGTCTTAGTTAACTTTCTACAGCCCATGGCAAAGTTTCACTATAAAACTATACGTAAACCCAAATATAGTTATGTGTATCGTCAAATTTTTGACATAGATGAAACGGAATCACAGAAAATGGTCAGAGAATTTTACATGTCAAAAGACTTCATGGAACTCACTCCTATAAAAAAATCCCAACTCGCCATGTATAAACTTCGCGCGAACGCCAAGAAGATGTATGTTCTCACAGGGCGCCAAGAGGTGGTGAGAGATGATACTGAGACGTGGATTCAACACTTCTTTCCGGGTATTTTTGATGATGTCATACTCACAAACAGCTATACCCCAAATGAAATCAGGAAGATTGATATTTGTCGTGCTCTAAACATAGGTCTCCTCATAGATGACAATAAGGGTATATGCGATGAATGTATAGAGGATGGTGTCCAGGCACTCAACTTCATAGGAGATGGTGAAGAAGTGTACCCATGGTGCGAAGAAAGTACAATAAGTTTAAACGGATGGGATAGTATATGTCAATCGGACTCGTCGCTTCTAAACCTCTAACCGATCTATGTTTACGTATGAAGGGGAAGCCAATGCATATGTCACAAAATCACGAGACTGTTAAGAAGATGGTGTCGAGGATGGAGAAGCCAAGAGTTGTCTTTACATACTTCCCCTCTCAAAAGACTATGGAGGTGTTGACCCGAGAACTCGGTCCTCTCGATGTAGTCGTGGATTGCTATGTTGACTCAGTTGATGAAATTAAGGGTCGATACGACATGTGTCGTGTAAATAGCACCCAATATCTCTTCATGGACAAAGGAATCGTCGGTGGTTCGCGTTCAGCCTACATGGACAATAAGAATCTTTTTAAGGATATGTTTTATATCGGCTCTATAGTATAAGATGTTCGCACTTCTTTGT